TTATTTTTTTGAAATTTTTTTTTTTTTTTGTTTTAGGTGGAATGTGGCAACAACCCACTTTCCCCTCCTTTTTATTTTTTCAATTCTTTATTTAAATCTAATACAGAAAAATCTGTACTATCATACAATAATGACCTATCTATATATTTATTTAATTGCTCTTTGTATTCATCACTCATTGCAATATTATACTTATTGACAAATCCTGCTATATCACCCCAAGCTTGATGATAATTAATAAATATCTCTCCATTATGAATTGCTTCATGAATAGTAGATGATACCATTACAACTCCTATTCTATTTTGTTGGTGCTCCATCAATACTACGTTAGCAACTCTAAAGGTAGATATCTTCCATTTCTTTATTAGGAAATATTCTAATACAATAGCACATATATCAAATAAAGTAAATATAGGTCCGTGATGCATCTCTATTGTAGCATCTTCATCAGTTACATTTTTTAATACTTGACATTTATCAAGTTTTACTTTCTTCTTTAAGTAATTAATATACTTCTTATATCTATCATCATTCCTTACCATTTTCTCTATACCTTTTACAAAGGCTACATAATTCTCATAATTAGATAGATAATCAATATCTTTATACATAGGAATATTATAATAAGAATTAGTAGAGTCTAATATAGGTGTAATATTATTTTTATCATAAATAATATCAGGTAAATTCTTTGGCATATCGTTTATTCACCGTCCTTTACTTCTATTTCTGCTTAATTTTATTGTCTTCACACAATAAAATAAGATTTTAAACTAAACGAAAGGATTATAGTATGAAAAATTACAATAGTACGAATAATGTCAATCCGTTGACAAATCTGTACAAATCCTTCAATGTGTTATTAAAGCATATCACCATTAAGTACACTGGTACTGCTGAAGATAATGAAACTTTTGAATCTAAAATGAAAGCAGATGAGTATTTAGATGCTTTACATAAAAGAGATACATTTGAGACATATTTAGATTATACTGAGTATGAAATGAGAGAAGTTGGAATTTTCTTAGATAGTATTATTCATAGTGCTTTAAGAGGTGAAACTAATAAAATACCACAAGAATTCAGAACTCCTTTATTGGAGATGAGAAGAAATTCTATTATAAAGAATTATGAGGAAAAAAATAATTATTATAGAATGCTGAATGGATATCCTGATATAGGAGATAAAAATTTCTTATATCCCCCAGAAGATATAATTCTCAATTATAATCTAAGGGCAGATATTCCTATTCACCGTATTCAAGATTATTATAATTCTGTAAGTTCTGGTCAAGGAGATTATTATATTTCTATTATAGAGGGTTATGGATATATAGATGAATTGTATAAAAAGAATCCTAAAAAGAAGTATTTAAAGTTTATAGGTTCTAATAGAATATCTATTGATATTGCTAGAAGTGCTAAGAACTTCCAAATAATCCAATTAAAAGAATCATCAGTGAAAGATGTTCTTATAGATGAATTTATCAGAATATATGAGCAATGTAGAGAATATTTTATAAATGTAATTTATGTATATCAATACAGAAGTTTTTTTAATAAGTATGATAATGTAATAGCAATGATGATAATGGTAATGACATTACAACAGATAAATGCTCAACAGTTATCTTCTTATATAAATAGAAACTTCTTTGATATATATGCAGTTAAAATGCTTTACGAAGCATACAATGTACCATATAATCTTAATATAGATGAAGATACACAAAATAACTTATTAAGAAACTTAAATATGTTAATACAGAATAAAGCTACTGATAAAGTTATTTACAATATATCTAACTTATTAGGATTTTCAAATATCAAAGTATATAAGTATTTCTTAGCTAAAGAAAGATTATTTGATATTTATGGTGTACCAATAGTAAAATGGACTACTAGATTTAATACAGATACTGGTGAGGTTGAAAAGATACCTGATTATAAAGCAATGTATAAATTATACTTCCAGAAGTTTGAAGTAATGGATGATAACTTCTTATTGACTTTCGATAAACAGGCTAATCATGTAGAGTATAATGATGTAGTTAAAAATGACCCATTCTGGATTGAAGACCAGAATCTTGAAAGAAGAATATGGGAAAATACATATAACTTTGTAGAGAGTAAATATTTAGGTATGGGTGTTTCTTATAAGATGACAGATATCATGTATGAGAATATAATAATGCTTAAATTACTTCTACAGAAAAGAAATGACTTAACTGATGTTACTATAAAATTACCAAAGATAACAGGAGAAACTCCTATTCCTATTTTTGATATAATAGTAACTTTATTATGTCTTACTGCTTGTAAGCATAAATTATATGGAGAAATAATATCAACTCCTACTCAAGTTATATCAGTATTAGATTATGTTAGAAATCATGAGCAATATGATTATAACTTAGATACTCTTAAGTTTAATTTTAATTATTTCTTTAATCCATCTGCTAGAGATAAAAATGCAGATAGTGAGAATTTAAAGAATCAATTAATTAACTTTATGAAGTCTCCTAAAGATGGTTTATTACCAGATACTTTCCAATTCAATTTCGATTATCTGAAACCAACTGACCCAGAGACTGTTAAGAAGATTGAAAGAGTTAAAAATATATTAGACCCAGCTGATTATGATAAATTTGTTAATTATATCAATATCATAGAGCAAGATACTTCTACTGCTTCTGATAAGGTAAAAGCAATTAATGATATTTATCGTAATATAAAAGATTTAAAAACTCTTCTTAATTATTATCTTACAAAGATTATTGATAAGAGAAGAGATTATGAATTAATGAAAACTCTTTATGATGCTTTATTCTATTCTACAGAAGTTAGTGAAGTATTTACCATTACTGGAGAAAAAACTGGTATAAGAAGAACAGCATTTACTTATTTTGAATTCTTATTCCATTTAAATCCTTATTTATATTCATCATTATTCTCTGTTGACTTCAATAAAGAATATGATAAATACTTAAGACAACATGGATTAAGTTATGCAAATTATTCAAGAACCAGATTTATGGAAGATGTAGAGAAAGGTAATATCTTTATAGATTATAGTAATTTTAAAGATGTTGCTTTAGATTATGGTGAGGCTGATTCTAAAGAGAAAATATATTTCTATGTAAATCATATCATAGGAAGATTACAAACTATATTAAAGGATATTCAATATTTATTCTTGATGAATGATGATGAGAACCCTTTATCAGAATTATTACTTAAATTAGTAAGATTCTTTAAATCATATACTGTAGATGTAATCAATATGGATACTTTAATAATAGCAGATACTAAACCAGAAAATGCTATGAAGTATTTTGATGAAATACATTATATGAAGAAATTAATTCAAGTACCAGAAAAACTTCATACTTCATTTGATGATGTTGTTAATCTAATGGTAGTTAGATTTTTAGCAAGTGAGAATAAGAATGATAATGTATTGAAGTTTAAAGATAAATTTATATCTGAAGTATTAATTAGATTAACTCATAGAAATCTTAATTCAATTAGGTTAAAAGAGAAATTTGATTTAAGAGGAAAAGATATAGAAATAGATAGTAATGTTAGTTTATATGATATAGCTAGAACTAATAGTACTTTGAAAGTAAAAGATAAAAACCCATTACAATTATCTGATAAGGTAGTTAGAATGTGGTATGAATAAAATAGATAGGAGAAAATCTTTCAAATGGCTAAGACAATAAAACTTAATGATTGTATTAAATTTGATGATAAGATAAATAGTAATGGTATATGGGCTACCACTGAAGTAATTGGTGGTTATGGAGAAATTCATAATAACCCGACTGGTAAGTCTACTCTTGATGAAGAGATATTTAGAACAAAAAATATTGTTCCAATTGGTGGAGTTTCCTATGTAATGGAACAGATGTTTGGAGTGAAAGATAGTCAGATAGAAGTTCCTACTGTCTATAGTACAGATAATATTGGAATAATTAATTCAGGAAATCCATCAGAAACTTATGATGTTCCAGGTGGTACAAAATCACCACTTTATAGACATGGTCACTATGTACAGTTATTTGGTATTGGTATTACTGGAACAGCAGAGAATGATATCAGTATCTATAAACCAGACTATAGAGAGAATGGTATTAAGTTAAGTAAAGTTAATGCAGATGGATTAACTGTAACAGGAACAATGTTACCATTCAGATTTACTCAAGCTGTATTAAACTCTCAAGAGAGATTACAGTATTTTGGTAAAAAAACAAATCCAGATGGTGTAACTGGTTATTACTTAAAGAGATTTGAGAATGATCCAGTTATTAAGCACATATGGAAAACTGGAGAAGATATAATAGATGAGGAGAATGAAGTATTAGTACCTACAGATAGTGTATGGAGTAATACAGCAGGATTGAATACTGTAGAAACTTTCACAGAGTTTTTCTTAAAGATAAATAAGAAAGATGTAAAAGAATGGTTCATTAATATAGAGCAGGAAGACAGAACAAGAATTAATACATTGGCTTTATTTACAGGTCAGTATGTTAAGGGAAGTAATCCAGCTGATTATGGTGACTATAGAGATGTAAGATTATTCTCTAAGTTGTGTATCAACCCAGAGTACTTAAATCTTAATAAAGACTTGAATATCATATACAGAGTATATGGTGCATAAATAAAAAAAAATAAACAGCCGAAGCTGTGGGGGGGGGAGTATTTTTTTTCTTCCCCACCTTCT